CTCAGCCGTCAGCGCCGCATCCAGGGCCGAGAAGGCGGCGAGCTGGTGAGGCAGCAGCTGGCCGCGCTTCGCCACCTCCTCGGCAGCGGCGCGGACGGTGGCGAGGGTGGGGGTGGTCATGGGGTTAGAAACTCAGCAGCGAAACGTCAACGTCGAACAGCCCGCCAGGCCTGGGGGTTTCGGTCGGCGGCTCGGCGTAGGTGAAGGTGGTGCCAGCCGGCCAAACGTCGTAGAGACTGGAGTGCATCCGCCAAGCTTGCGCCGGGATAGCGAAGTCCCGCACACCACCACGCTGGCCGCTGTAGTGGTCGCGGATCTGCTGGGCCTGGCTGAGCGTGAGCGCTGGGAACCGCAGCGAAACGGGAATCCCTGAGGGACTGGTGCTGTGGATGAACGGGGTTAAATCGCCGTTCTGAGACTCCACAGCGCTCACCATGTGCTCCCCCAGCCCATAGCCGCGGTCGAGTGGTTCCAGGGGGGGGAAGTCAGCCATCACACCGGCGCAGGCAGTGGGATCGTCCAGGTGCTGGCGTTCACCGTGAAGGTGGTGCCAGTGCTGCTCAGGTCGCTGCCGTTGTCGAGGCAAGCCACCAGCTCATCAGCGCTGCTGGCGCCGCCCCGAGCCCGGTAGACAATGGCCTTGCGGGCGGTGATGGTCGAGGTGGCCCAGGTGGCGCCAGCAATCGTGAGCGTGCCCACGTTGGTGGTGTTGTTCACCGCAAACGACAGAGCGACCGTTGCCCCGCCAGCGGTGTAGCCCGTTCCGCTCACCTCGCTGGTGATGTCTGACCGCTTGGTGTGTGTGGACCTGTTTTCGGTGTAGGCCGAGCTCACCAGCATCACCTTGTAGGTGTGGGCGGTCGAGCAGTTGCCGGCGAAAACGTCGGACAGGAACGAGTTGTAGACGATGCTGGCCACGGCTCAGGCTCGGTGTCCTGAGCACAGGCTAGGAATGGCTCAGGACCGGGGGAATGGTTGCGTGTCCACGGTGTAGGAAGCGGTCGAGCGGCAGACCGTGGACAGCCTCAATTCATCAATGAAGCCATCCAGTATGTTGTTGCTGAACAGCTGGCCGATGTCGCCGCCGGAGAAGTCGAACGACCCCGATAGCGTTGCCGTGCTGAGCAGCGTGCCATCGGCGAAGAAATAGACCGTGGATCCGCTTCGCGCCCAGCGCAGTGCGTACCAGGTGTTGGTGTTGGTGGTGAAGGATGCTGTTCGGGATGTGCCGTTGAACATGCTCAGCGTGGTCCCGCTTTCCCTGGCGAACTGGAAGTTGGCACCAGAGCGACCGCCAAGGATCATGTCTTTTTTCGTTTGGTTGAACCTGCACCGGGCGTCTAGGGTGAAGTCACCGGAGAGCACCAACGCGGAGTTGGTGGGCAGGCCCACCGAACCAGAGCCTGCAACGCTTAGCGAACTGCCTCCGAAGACGCTCTGGGCCGTCGAAATCTGAGCGTTCCCCTTTGCCGTTAGCGTCAGCCCGAGCGGGCCTTCGTCCACGAAAGCCGTTGATCCGTTGCTGCCGTTGAAGCCGCACAGCAGCACCACCGACGCGAAGTCGGGATCCGGCACCACGTTCAACCATGCGCCCCTTGCCAGCGTGGTTGCGCTCGATACCCAGGGGATCCCGTCAAGAAAGGCACGACTGCCGGCCCAGGCCCCGCGGGCCAGCGTGGTGGCGGCTGACGCGAACTGCACGCCAACATCAAGCGCGCCTAAGTTCGGCGCCCATGCTCCGCGGGCCAGCGTGGTGGCACCGGTTCGCCATGCCTTCCTTGAAATCACCGGCATCTGGCGCGGAACGCAGATGAAGGAGCAGGACACTGTGAAGACATCAGCGTGCTGGTCCACCACCTGGGGCGCCTCAGCCCATCGCCAGGAGTAGCCGCTGGGGGTTAGCGCTGCGGCCAGCGAAGCGGTGCCAAAGTCGAAACGGTCGAACCTGGTCCGGTGCGCGCGGTAATGGCCCAGGATCGCCAGATAGTCGGACTCGGTGATGTTCTCAAACGTCGGAGCCCAGGCCCTGCCAATCTCAGCGCTGCCGGTGCGCACGTTGGTCCGGCCGCCGTCCATGGCCTGGTGCGTGGCCATCGGCCAGCGGCCGGGAGTAATCGGCGCCTGACTGGGGACTAGGGACGGGAACTGCGCCATGGATCAGGAGTACGTCTCAAGTAGCACCGGAGAAGGGTGAGTGATCACGGCACCGGATCCATAGCACTTGTAGCCAAGGCGCTCCACCTTGACTTCGTAAGTGTTGTCCCATAGCAAGCCGCCGCCGTAAAACGGGTCATTGTACTGCCGAAATCTTCCAACCAAAAGAGAGTCGGGAGTTTTGAAAACGTTGGTCAGATTCACCGTGCCAGATGGCTCTATGGTTACAGAAAGGAGAGTGCTATCGTATTCAAGCTGAATCCTGTCTGGGCTAATTGTGCCGGGCGGTTGACCGCTCAAGTCGGGGTACAAAGGCTTCCTCTTAACAAGCAACGGAGGCCCCTTTGACATCGTGCTGTAAGTTTCGGCCCAACCAGAAAAGGCATTGAAACCTGTGTAAGTCGTGCCGCTGATTCTGACAATCCAGTATTCAGTGCCGGATGTGCACAGGGTGTCGCCACTACCGGGGCCGTCAGTGGGGACAGCCGGCTGCGGCACCGCGGGCACGCCAGGGGATGGCGGGGTTGGTCCTGGCGGCCGATCCTCCGGAGTGCCCCCATCTCCTGGAGTCTCGCCACCACCGCCGCCACCGCCAAACGGATCAACCAGCCCGGTACTGGTAGACGAAAACGCCGTGCCGCTGGTGGTCGACGCTGGCACCGATGTGTCGGTGGATCGGCCGGCCAGGTCGCAGCTGCTGCCAGTCTTCTGGCTGGGCAAGACAACGCCTGACTCACTCACCGCCATCACCGCCTGAGCGATCAGGCTGCGGCCGGTTGAATCCACCGGGAAATGAGTCAGCGTCAGCACTTCTTCGCCGGTGTAATCAGTGCCGACCGTTTCCACCTGGTAGTAGTAGTTATAGAACCATGGGGTTTCACCATCCGCTTCGATCTTGAGGTAGAGCTGCACCAGGTCGCCTTCCTGGATCCTGCCGGTTTGCGTCCCTGGCCGTAGCTTGATGGTCGCGGTGTGAGTCACCAGCAGCCGCCTGGCGTACTCGTAGGCCCCGGCCCTGGCAGCATGAAGCTCGCTAGTGCAGAACTGCGAAAGGTCGCGCTGCTCTGGCTTGTCGTTGTTGTTGGCCGAGCCAATCGGCAGCGTCCGCACCACCGGCACATCAGTGTCGTCGTACTGCTGCCGCCAGATCATGTTCAGAATTGGCGACCTGCGCACGCTGGCATCGGTGTCGGTGGCCTGGAAGGAATCAGGCTTCACGATCGATTCGCTGAGCAGCCACCGAGGGACGACCGGATCCGTGCTGATGACGCCATCGCTATTGGTGGAGAGCAGCGGTCTCAGGCCGTACTTGCCGCCCACCCGCGTTTCCCGCAGCAGGAAGAATGGCAGTATCCCAACCAGCCAGTCGCCCAGGTTGGCTGAGTCTTGAAACTCACCGTTGCACCACAGCCCGTTGGCTTCGACGAAAGCAGCTGCGGCAGCCAGGCTGCTGAGGTCAATCATGGCGGACGGCACCCGGCTGCTTCTCTGCCAAGACCACAGCACCAGGTCCGCGATGTTGTCGGATGCCCCGACGACTCCATCAAGCAGCCGGCCGCGCTCGATGATCAGCCCGTTTCTTACGAAAACATTCCAACCTGTGCGCCAGTCGTCCGAGCCGCCCGGGAACGTGGCTCCAGCCTCGAAAGTGACTAGCCCGGCATAGCCGCCGCCGCCGCCCGTGAAGGTCGGGAAGGTTGGCACGGTGTAACCGCTCTGAGCTGTTGCGGTGTTGCCTGGGGTCCAGGTGCCGGCCCGCTTGGATGTGTTCTGGCTGAAGGTTCCGATGCGACATTCCCCGCACCGAACGTCCCGCACCTGCACGGAGCCCATTGGCGCCTCGCCCAGCACCATGTGGTAACGGCTGGTGATGGTCGTGCTGGTGTTGCTGAAGCTCGCTTCGGTGGCCTTCGGGAAGGTCAGCACCCCGCCCACCGTGCCACGCCGCCGGGCGAAGATCACGGGGATCGGCTCGCCAATCGCCATGGCCGCCTGTGCTACTTGCAGCGGTGAGCTGCCAGCGGCAGCAGCTTCCTGTGCTGGCGGAGGGAGTTGACCAGATTGGACCTCCCTGGCGGCCGGGGCTGGTATAAACGTGACGCTTGCGCGCCCCTGCGCTTTGGCGGACGTGCCCAACCCCTGCACCGGGCGGCGGCTGCCGTCCGGATTGAAGTTCAGCAACGCATAGCGGAGAGCGGATGTCATAGCCGGCAGGGCACTCCTATCAGTTCAGTGGTTGCCGACCGCGGCGGGAACTGCGCCCCGATTGGAGACAGCGCCGACCCCAGCTGAATGATGCGGCTGGCGAGGGTGCGGCTGCCGCCGATGCACTCGCCGATGGTGGCCGCTGCGATGTTCACGGAGGCTGGCGGCCCGGCATCCCCGGCATCTTCGTTGAACTCGAGCACCGTGATCGAAAACAGCCAGCGCTGGGCCATGGCACGCTCAACCAGTGCGTGGTTGGCCTGGGTGCCAGGCAGGGTGATCGTGGCCTGATCGCCGGAGTTTGATTGGCCGGAGGTCACACCGGACCAGCTCAGCTGCTGGTAATCCCAAGACAGCCCGCCAAACGTCACCACCTGATTGACCCACTGGCTTTGCCACCTGGCGAAGGAAGTCCCGCCACCATCGCCGATTTGGATCAGTGCGGCTTGTGCGCGTGCCATCACGCCCCCCGCATCGCCACGCGCCCTGCCGGGCTGCGCAGCTGGCCCATGATCCCGGCCGCCGTGGCAGCCATGGCCTGCTCAAGGTCGCCCATGGAAACCCACTGGCTGCCGTCGGGCAGCTGCAGCACTTCGCCGGTCTTGATCGTGATGTTGGGCACGCCGCCGCCGGCTCCAGTTCGCGCGTGATCGATCACGGTTTCCCGGGGGTGCAGCATTGCCATGAAGCCGCCGCGGCCATCGAGGCCGCCGCTGCGTGGGGCGTCGCCGGTGTACCCGCCGCCGGCGAAGGAAATGGGCCGGTAGGACACCGCACCGTTGAAGGTGAAGGCGCCCATCTCTTGACCGTTCTGCATGTAAGTGGGCCGGCCGTTGAACGTCCTGCCGGTTGGGGATGCGCCGCCGCCTAACGCCACCGGCATCTGCCGGCCCATGATCTGCGCCTGCTGCGCCTGGAGGTTGGCCTGATTGGTTCTCGACTTCTGCGCGGCGATCTGCTGCTGAAGCCTGAAGTCAGCGTCGGCGGAGTTGGCCGCCATCTTCATCAGGTTGACCTGCTCCTGCAGCCTGGCGGTTCGCTGCCCATAGGCTTCTGCCGTGGCCAGGGCTTCCCGAGCGCTGCGCAGCTCCTCCCAGGCCTTGCGGCGCTTCAGGTCCGTGATCCGCACCTCTTGCCGGATCTGCTCATCAGCCGCCGCCTTCTGCAGCCTGGCGTTCTCCAGCTCGATTGCCATGATCTGCCGAAGGATCGGGATCTTCTCCTCATCGGTGCGGGCTTGCGCCAGCTTTGATTCAAGGATTGATTTCGCGGCATTGTTCACCGCAATGTCTGCTGTCAAGGTCGCGTCCCTGAGTTGCCCCTGGCGCTGCACCGCTTGGCTAGTGGCGTCGATCGTGGCGCCCAGTCGCTTGTAGCTGGCGTTGCTCTGGTCAACTGCCGCCCTGAACGCCTCCTGCTTGGCCTTGGCGTTGTCGATGGGCGGTTCGACGGCAGCGGCGGCAGTGGCTGCAGTGTTCATCCCGGCTGCCAGCTTCTGCGCCTCCAGGGCAGCGGCAGCGGTCGAATCCCCAGCGCCCTTGGTCGCCTCGTTGATGGCCCACACAGCGCCAGCGGTGGCGATCGCAGCCGCCCCCAGCTTGACCCAGCCCGCTGGGCCGGTCAGCGCCGTCAGCGCAGCCTGAGCAATCGCGGCGGCCTTCACCGCTTCGGTCAGCAGCTTGTAGGCGCCGACCACCAGGCCCAGCCCCACCACCCACGGACCAAGCGACTTGGCAATTCCGCCAATGGTCTCGATCGTCTGCCGGATCGGCTCCTTGTTGGCCACGATGTAATCCCGAAAGCCGATGCCGACCTTTGAGATCCAGTCCACCGCGCTGCTCAGGTACGGCAGCAGCTGGTTGGCGATCTCCATCCCGATCTGGCCGAACACCGCCTGCGTGGCGGCCAGGCTGTCGTTATAGGCGTCTGCCTTGTTGGCGAACTCCGTGCTCATCGTGGCGGCCAGGCCCTCGATGGCTTGGCGGCCTTCGTTCAGCATGGGGATCATGTCGGCCCCAGCCCTGCCGAACAGCTGCACCGCCAGCGCTGCTTTCTGCGCGCCATCCGGCATCCGCTCAAATCGCTGCGACACCTCAAGCATCACCTGATCGGCGCCCCGGATCTTGCCGCTTGCATCCACGGCGCTGATTCCCAGGGTGCGCAGTGCTTCAGCGGCTGGCCCCTTGCCAGTGGCGGCAGCCTCGGCCATGCCACGGCTGAGCTTGACCATGGCGCCGCCCACGGCATCGATGCTGGTGCCGCTCATGTTGGCGGCCTGGCCGAACTTGCTCAGCATTTCAACGCTGGCGCCCGTCTTCTGCGACAGGTCGCGCATGTTGTCGGCGGCATCGATTGCGCCTTTGGCGAAGGCCACCACACCAGCAGCAGACAGGCCGGCACCTAGGGCCAGCACGCCACCGGTCACGCTGCCGAGGATCTTGCCCATGCCGCCAAGTGCGCTGTTCGCCTGTTCGCCGGCTTTCTGGATTCCCTTGATTCCAGCGCTCAGCCCAGCTAGGCCCGATGCGTCGCCCTTGGCGCTGATCTTCAGGATCGCATCAAGGTTGGCCATCAGCTGTAGAGCTCCATCAGGTAGGCGCTTTCCATGGTCTGAATGTCCTCGAGCAGCGCCAGCGGCTGGACCACTGAGCACAGGCTAAAGAGCCACTGTGCGGCGCCATAGTCCAGGCCGATCGGACCACGCGGGCCGGTGCGCCACTGGGTCTGGAGCCTGCAGAACATGCTCACCGCCTCCCAGTTCTCAGGCCACACCAGGAACCCCCTGGGACCAATCTCCTGCTCTGGCAGCTCCAGGGCCCAGTCCGCTGCGGCTGTTGCCAGTTCGTCGCCACCGCCGCCACTCAGGAGATACCTTGCGGCATCCGCGAGGTTTTTTTTCGACCGCCAATGATCGATTCATTCCAGGCCTCAACAATCGCCGCGGCAAACGATGCCCGGGCAATGAGCTCCTGCTTCAGGCCTTCGCTGAACTCCACCGGCTGGCCGTTGCTGGTGATGCCGCTCCACCCGACAAGGATCTCATCAGCCAGTTGCATGTCGTCGATCATCCCGTCCACCGGCTCGCCGGCCGTGGAGGCGATCATCCGCTGGCGGATGGCCTCGTTGATCTCATCGATGCGCGGCTGGCTCAGGCGCCGGAAGCGGCCGGTGAAGGTCTCGCTTTTGTTGGCGCGGTTGGATGGCTCGCCGAGCGTGACGGTCCATTCGTAGCTGTCGCCCTTGTCGATCTCGAACGTCATGGGTAGGTGCAGTGGTGTGGTTCAGAGTTGCCAGCCTGAGCCGCTGGGCTCAGGTGAAAGCCAGGCTCAGCTCGTCGCTGCTGCCGGCGGTGTGGAGTGCCGCGAACGGGATCTCCAGGCCAGCAATGCCGCGAATGTCGGCCACCTGAGGCGGGCCCCAGTTGACCGTGGGGATGCTCACCGCCAGGCGGTTGCCGGCCACGGTGCCATGGGTGAAGCTGATGCCGCCGGTGGTGCCGGCGATGACGAGCGCATAGAAGTCCTTCGTGCTCAGCGCATCAGGCCGCTCGATGGTGATGGAGCCCTCCACCATGCGATCGGTGATGCGCACCTGCTTGGTGCAGCCGGCGTGGTCGAAGAACTCAACCTGGTTGCCCAGCGACAGGTTGAACGCCGACACACAAGCCGACAGACCGGCCACCGTGACCGTTGCGGTGTTGGTGGAATCGAACGCCACCGGGGCGGCCTGGTTGGTGTAGGTCGGGCTGGGGAAGGCCGCGTCCGTGGGGGACTGGTAGATGCCCTGCATGGTGAAGCTGAACTTCGGGATCTGGCCAGCCTCGAAGGCCAGATCGAACGTGCCCCGTGCGCCGAGGCCCGCGTGCTTGTTTCCGTCCCAGTTGTGGTAGAGCTCGCAGCTGTCGGGCGTCGTGCTGATCGGCGCGTAGGTCACCGAGGTGCTGGCCACGATGGTGGCGTTAAATCCACAGGCCAGCAGGAGCGGGTCGTATTTCGGCGCGGTGCCAGCGGTGCCGGAGCCTGCGGCCTCCACATCGAACTGCAAGCCCATCTTGCGCATGGCGATGATGCGCGAGCGCACCCGGCCGAAGCTGCTGTCGATGATCTCGCGCTCCAGCAGATCACCATCGAGCGGGGTGAGCTGAGGATTCAGCACCAGCAGGGCGTCAGTCCCGGCTGCGCTTGCCGACGTGCCGTACGTCGTCTCCTTCTTCACCATCAGGATCTGGCGCCGGGTCAGTGCCATTGGTCAGTGCCTCGGGGGATTCAGCGGAGGATTGGTTGACCCATTCCCAATCCACCAGCAGGAAGGTGCCGGCAGTGGTGGGCCTGGGCGGGAGCGGCTTGGTGGCCATCAGGTTGTGAGGTCCGAAAGGGAACTCCTGTACCGCACAGCGTAGGAACAGCTCAGGATGCCGATCTCGCCTGAATCGGCCTTCCATTCCCGGCCTTGCGGGTAGACGTGGATCACGCCCAGCCCGCTGAACGTCGCGGCCATCAGGCGGGCATGGGCATCGACGCGGATCGGGTCGGCCAGGGTGGACAACGGTGCGCCGCTGATCAGCACGTCGATGGCTACCACCAGGTCGGTGTTCACCGGGCCAACGTCGGGCACCTCGTCGCTTTCGCTCAGCGGCTCCACCACGATGCACGGCATCTCGTTGCGGGCCACCGCTTCCCAGCGGTCCCGGAACACCTGGCCGCTGATGCCAGCGGTGGAGGTCAGCGCCGCCTCGATCGCCGCCAGGATGCGCTCACTCTTGCTCAGCGTCACGGCTTCGGCTCCACATCGGCAGCATCAGATCGCCGCCGCCGGCCTAGGCCCAGCATCCGCCCAGCGGCCGGGATGGCGCCCTGCAGCGGCGAGGGCACCAGCACGCCCTGGGCCCAGTTCCAGCGGCCCTCGCAGGCCACCCAAGGCGTCGGAGCGCGGTACTCGCAAATGCCGATGTAGCCGGCCAGCAGGGCAGCGGTGACCCAGTTCA